CGATCCTTCTTCATACGCTTGGTCTTACATGTATCGTTTCTAATTTTAGCCATTTTTATATAAATAATCTATATGTGATTGAAATTGCTCTATTATTAAACAATTTTACAAAGATTCAATTTTACACGATTTTGTGTCGATATTTAGTGATTTATTGATATATTTGTTTGATGAAAATTGAAATCAAATATAATAATATAAATAGTAATATTATAACATAATAACCATGTCAAAATCAGTAATGAACGATCGCCAGATGACTTCTAAAATAATCGGAATTCAATTTAGTATATTATCACCTGATGAAATACGTAAGAATTCTGTTGTTGAAGTAACTTCACGCGATACATATATAAATAATAAACCGGTAATTGGTGGATTATTTGATCCACGTATGGGAGTATTAGAACCAGGCACTATTTGCCCTACCGACGGACATACATATATCGATACACCCGGATATTTCGGACACATCGAATTGGCTAGACCCGTATTCTTCACCCAACATTTGAAGGAAATAATGAAAATTTCAAAATGTGTATGTTTTAAATGCAGTAAGTTATTAGTATCTAAAACACTACATGCACATGTTTTGAAAATGAAGGCATCGGATCGTTGGGAATACGTTTCAAAATTAGCCGCTAAAGTAAGGAGATGTGGTGAGAAAACAGATGATGGTTGTGGATGTAAACAACCAGATAAGATAAAATTAGAGGAGATGGCTACAATATATGCCCAATGGGACAATATGGAGAATGAAGCGGGAGAAAGTGGTCCAGTGAATATTAAACTTACACCAGAATTAGTTTTAAAGAGTTTCAAGCGTATTTCGGATGATGATGTAAATTTCATGGGATTTAGTCCAACTTGGTCGCGTCCAGATTGGATGATATGTCAAGTTTTACCAGTTCCACCTCCTGCAGTGAGACCTTCAGTCAAACATGACGCACAACAGAGAAGTGAAGATGATTTGACTCATATTTATAGTAATATTATAAAAACCAACAAAGACCTACAAGAGAAAATTAAAAACAATGCATCTGCAAATGTAATTGATGGACTAACAAAGTTGTTGCAATATTTCATTGCGATGATTGTAAATAATAAGACAAAGGGTGCTGCTCCACTCGCACAGAGGTCGGGCAGACCATACCAATGTATTTCATCGCGTTTGAATTCTAAACAGGGGCGAATTCGTGGGAATCTTATGGGTAAGCGTGTAGATTATAGTTCACGTTCAGTTATTAATGGTGACCCAAATTTGAGTATTCGTCAACTTGGAGTTCCGATGAAGATTGCTATGAATTTGACAAAACCAGTTGTAGTAAATGATATGAATCGTGAGTTTCTAAAAAAAATGGTACAGAACGGACCAGAGACGTATCCAGGTGCTAAGATATTAGAACGCAAAAATGGAGGAAATATTTCACTTAGATATATCGACAGAACATCTGTAATTCTTATGAACGGTGATATAGTCCATCGTCATATGATGGATGGTGACGCGGTATTATTTAACCGTCAGCCATCCCTTCATAGGATGAGTATGATGTGTCATATTGCGAAAATTATGAAAAAAGGTGATACATTCCGATTCAACGTCGGAGTGACAAAACCTTACAATGCGGATTTTGACGGGGATAGACGTGACTGCATATATGTAGTCACAAAATGCTAAAACATTTTGTCCTCAACAGGGAGCGTGAAAAGCGTGCAACTCCCTAGTTAATGTTTATATAAAAACTACTTAAATAAAAAGCATCTTATATTAATAAGATGGAACTATCAAACCGAACTGAACTATCAAATCAAATTCTGGATAATCCAGACACCCGATATTGTGAAATATATAAAATAACGAATATAGCCAATGGTAAAATATATGTGGGACAAGCTGTATCGCACATTTTGAACCATAAACGCTATAGACCATACGGACGCGAGGGCAGATTTCGTTGTCATATCTCAGAAGCATTCTCATCAAAGAAAAACCAATCACATTATTTGAATAACGCGATACGTAAATACGACGTTGTAAACCTTAATGTGGAATTATTGGAATATTGTGAGATTATAGATGCAGATGAACGTGAAATTCATTACATTAAAGAGTTAAATAGTCTGTTTCCAAACGGATATAACTTGAAGAATGGTGGAAATACGTTTACTCATTGCGATGAAAGTAAAAAACGAGTGTCTGATGGAGTAGCTCGTTACTACAAAGATAAGAAATTTGAGCGGTTTATTAGTGTATGTAATATATCCGACGACATACACAAATATATTCACCCGTTAAATAGAGATAAAACACAATATGGTTGGTATGTATTAATTGATAAAAAGAAAGCTGATTTCGGTGGAGTTCATATTCCTCTAAGCGAAAGTAGAAAAAACGCAGAGGAATTTATAAGTATTTTAAAACAAAACATTAGCAACATGACCAAATTGCGGGAAACCCCTTAGAGCCTTCACTACCACTCATTTATGGAAACAAATTTGAGGAACTCGGTTAATTGCCGAACCCAATGGTAAAAATGTGAAGGATTGGGCAATCCGCAGCCAAGCCCCTAATCTCGATATGATAGAGTATGGGGAAGGTTCAACGACTAGACGGTTATGGGTCTTATATGATGGTTTAACCAACCTGATAAGGCTTAAGGTATAGTCTGCCCTCATAGGAAACTATGGGGAAATTCAATGGAAATGAATATGCATTTACCGCAGAATGTGCTAGCTGAAACAGAGCTAAGACATCTGGCGGCAATTCCTTACCAAATAGTGAGTCCTGCATCCAATGCGCCGATCATCGGCATATTTCAGGATTCGCTGCTTGGTTCCTATCGGTTCACTAGACCGAATATTAAATTAACACAGAGAGATGCAATGAATCTATTGATGATGTATTCTAAAGTCAATACAAAGGCTCTTCGTGATGCTGGTAATAAATTAAATAGTTTTGATGTATTGTCTCAAATTATGGCACCGATCACCTTGAATTACAAGACAAATTTATTTGGTGATAATGAAGAGTATGCAACATCAAATAATGTTCTTGAAATCCGTAACGGAAAATACATCCGTGGACAAATAGAAAAATCGGTAATGGGTTCCACATCCAAAGGAATCCTCCATCGTATATTCAATGATTTTGGCAATATGGTTTGTTCCAATTTCATCGACGACTTACAGAATGTTGTAACAGAATACATGAAGACCAGTTCATATAGTGTTGGTGTAAGTGATTTGGTGGCAGATAAGACAACACAAAATAAAATTATTCAAGCTGTTACTAAACAGCAATTAGAGGTGCAATCATTAATCGATAAAGTACATTTGGGAATATTTGAGAATAATACAGCAAATGCGAACTCGGTAGAATTTGAGAATCAAGTAAATAATATATTAAATAAGGCTCGTGATGAGTCTGGTAGAGTAGCAAGAGATAGTCTTGATAAAGACAATCGTTTCTTAATGATTGTTAAATCTGGTTCCAAAGGTAATATGTTGAATATATCACAAATGATTGCAGGGTTGGGACAACAAAACGTAGATGGAAAACGAATTCCGTATGGATTTGAAAATCGTACTCTTCCGCATTTCTGTAAATATGATGATAGTCCTATTGCACGTGGTTTCGTAAATAATTCGTATATTTCGGGATTAAAAGCGAAAGAATTATTCTTCCATGCTATGGGTGGTCGTATCGGTCTTATTGATACTGCAGTGAAATCCGTTACTTGGGAAACTCCTATTGTTGTACTTGAGAATGGGCGAATCAAATATACTGAAATCGGTCGCTGGATTGATATACAATTGGATAATGAAAAGAACAAGGGTGAAGTTCAGCATTTCACAGAGCGACAGATGGAATTGTTGAATATTGAGGATGGCGTATATATCCCCACAACAGATGAAAATGGTGTTGTATCTTGGGGACCGATTACCGCTATTACTCGCCATGACCCAGGAACGGAATTGTATGAGATTAAGACGACTGGCGGACGCAGTGTCATTGTAACTGAAAGCAAGTCGCTATTGATTTGGAATAAGGATACGAAGAAACTCGTTGAAACGTCTACACCTGAAATCAAAGTAGGTGACTGTGTTCCGGTAACTGGTGAGTTGTGTGAACCTCCAGTAATCGTCAACCATATCAATCTATCAGATTACCTTCCGAAGAGTAAGTATGTATACGGTAGTGATTTTAATACGGCGGTTAAAATGATGAATGATACAATGACAACCCGATGTGTTAAGATTTCGCCTGGATGGTGGTCGAAACATAATGGTGTAGATTTCCATCTACCTTACAGTAAAAAGTCTTCGCTTCAGAGGACGTGTTCCAGGTCAAATATAGATAATATCAAGGATGAATTTGTATATCCATATAACGGAAATCGCAAAGCGACTCAAATCCCCGAGAAGTTTGAACTCACAAAAGAGAACGGAATATTTATTGGATTGTTCCTTGCGGAAGGAAACGTACATAATAGCAAGATATATATAACTAACAACAATGAGAATATCAGAACGTTTGTGAAGAATTGGTTCGAGAAGCATTCAATATGCTATGACGAGAAATCACGAACAAATAAGATTGGTGGATTGACAACTACAGTAATTGGAAATTCGTGTATATTGGCAGATTTCTTAACCGAGTTGGTAGGACATGGGGCGCAACACAAACATGTACCGGATGATGCATTCATTGCACCTGAAGAGTTCATTGTTGGGTTGTTGGATGGATATATTTCAGGTGACGGAACCGTTAGTAAAAACTCAGTTGAAGTTGGTTCTGCGTCTAGACGATTGATTGAGGGTATATCCATGTTATGTTCGCGAATTGGGGTATTTGGAAAGGTATCAACCACGCAGTTGAAATCAAATAACCTTGGAACTAAAAATATACTGCCAACACATCGATTTTCAATCCGTGCTGGATGGGGTAAAAAATTCAGTGAAAAGGTTACCTTCATTGATAATACAAAGTCAGAGAAAATGGGCAAGATCAAGTGGGGTGTGAAACACCGAAATTTCGATACATACAATGACGTAATTCTGGATAAGATAACAGAGATCAATATTATAGGCGTAGAAAAGCATCCGAAAGTATACGATTTGACAATTCCGACCACTTTGAATTTCGGTCTGGCGAATGGATTACAGGTGCGTGATACGTCCCAGACTGGATATATCCAGCGAAGATTAATCAAAGGTATGGAGGACTTGAAGGTGGAGTATGACATGACGGTCCGAAACAACATGGGTCGTATTATTCAATTCGCGTATGGAGATGACGGAATCGACTCGACACGCGTAGAGAATCAGTCTATTCCGTTGGTTGGAATGAGTATTGAAGATATATATATGCATTTTGATATTAATGATCTAACAAATGTTGATGCGGTTTACACAAAGGATGCTGGTAAACGCATGAAGTCGCAAGCGACTGCCGCTCAAACTAAGTGCATAAAATACATAAATAAGATGATTGCGAGTCGTAAAGAGATTGTAGAGTCGGTCTTCAAAAATAAGAATGAAGATGGAGTTAAAATGCCAGTTTCATTTGCTAACTCGATATCCAATATACAAGGACAATTAAGTCTCAATGCGAACTCAGTGGTTGACATTACTCCATTGGAAGCATTTGAAATGATCGAGGAATATTATGAGCGATTGAATTCACTAGTTTTGGTGAAACCTGGCAAGTTATTTGAAGTTCTATACTTCTATTACTTATCACCAAAGAGTTTGTGTTTACAAAAACGTTTCCATAAGACTGCTCTTGTAATGTTGTTGGAGATGATTGTATTGAAATACAAACAGTCTATCGTCCATCCAGGAGAGATGGTTGGTGTTATAGCAGGTCAAAGTATTGGTGAACCTACTACACAGATGACGCTCAATACGTTCCATTTAGCTGGAGTCGCAAGTAAATCCAATGTTACTCGCGGAGTTCCACGTATTGAAGAACTTTTACGTTTGACGAGTAATCCAAAAAATCCTTCTCTTACTATTCACTTGAAGCATATTGATGAATGTGAACAAGAAAAGGCAACAAAATACGCTAATATGATTGAATTTACTAAATTATCAAATATTGTAAGTTCTATGCAGATATGCTTTGACCCGAACGAGCGTAGTACTATAGTAGAATCAGATAAGGTTTTGTTACATCAATTCTATGAATTTGAAGATATGGTAGATGAATGCAATGATGGAAACTCTACAGAAGATACTAGAACTCGTTCGAAATGGGTTATTCGTATGGAACTTGATGCTAGCGTATTATTAGATAAAAATATTACAATGGATGACGTGCATTATGCGATATCGAATAGCGCATATGGAGAAAACCTAACTTGTGTATTCTCAGATTATAATAGTGATAAACTTGTATTCCGAATTAGATTATTTGATATAAATAAGAAAAAGAAAATCATGGCAAATACATTGGATCAATCTGATGAGATATTTATTCTCAAGAACATGCAAGACGTATTATTGAATAGTATCGTTTTACGCGGAATTAACAATATAAGTAAAGTCGCACCGAGAAAGTTACAGAATATGGTTGCTCTTGAAGACAGTAAATATGTTCGTAAGGATGTTTGGGTTCTCGATACAACTGGTTCGAATTTATTGCATATACTCGGATTAGATTATATTGATGTGATTCGCACTTACAGTAATGATATTCGCGAGATACACGACGTTCTAGGAATTGAAGCCGCTAGACAAATGTTGTTCAATGAGATTTCGGAGGTTATGGAGTTCAGTGACGCGTATATTAACTATCATCACTTGAGTCTATTGTGCGATAGGATGGCAATCAGTAAGAACATGGTTCCTATATTCCGTTCGGGATTATTAAATGATAATATTGGACCAATTGCGAAAGCGACGTTTGAGGTGCATACAGAAGTCCTATTGGGTGCAGCCCGTCATGCGGAATTGGATCATATGCGTGGTGTATCAGCTAGTGTCATGTGCGGTCAATATGGTAAATATGGAACTGGTGCATTCAATGTGATATTGGATATGAAGGAAATGGTAAAACTATCAGCTGCTGTATCCAAACCTGAAAATAATATCGATAAAATGTT